AGTACCATTCTATCGAAATCTAAGGATAAATACACATATTCTTACTGGTTGTATGTGATTAGAACACTAATGTCAAAGTAATATAGCTTATATTTAAAGCGATTATAATTATAAAGTGAACTTAGATTCTAAACATTTCTAGGTTCACGTCTATTTAAACAATAAAGGTAACAAAGTGTAATTCTGAATATGTTTCAAAAAATATTGTAGGACAACAAAAAGTTTCAAATATTTAAGTATGACTAGGTGTATGTCTCTCTTGTATCATAAGAGTTAAAGCGTAATATTGAACTGATAAAGAATATTATCAGTCGAGTATAATTATATCTTGAACTAAGAAGATAAACAACAGAGAAGGATACTATATGTTTATTATGTTTATTAATATTATAATTGATGTGTTTATTGATATCTCATATATTTATTGATGTTTATTATAAGTATCTCAAACAATATAGTATATAATTTAGTTTAATCTTTAATAAAATAATTATTCCTATAAGAATATTATTAATAATAAATTATTCTTATGTTAATGTCTTCTTGTGTTGTCACTTGGTCATATAAGACACTATTATTTGGGGAATACAAACACACCTTTATTTGATAATGTCCTTCTGTGTGTCTTCTTTGACACCTCTGTATTAAGGTCTTAGTTTCCCGCTAATTTATTTACTGCGTCCATCAAGTCTTGATATGTGTCGTCTTCTGTGTCGTTTTCAACAGACTCATAATAAGCACTTAACACACGCTTTAACATCTGTCGTTCTTTTTTATTCATTTTAGCACCTCTTTCAATTTTAAAGTGGATAGTTTATTTAAATCTTTCGTTTAGTTTATCCCTAAAATTAAATCTTGTGATGTGTGTTCCCTGTTTTAATCTCTCGATTTTAAATCCCGTTCTCCTTAGCAGTTGGCTTATTAATCTTGCATTATATTTAATCTTCTTTTGTGTTGAGTATTGTTTTGTTTCATTGTGATATGATGTCAAGCCACTTATAATTTGTTGTAGTGTTAAACTCTTGCCCATACAATATTTTTTAATATATCCTTTAAGTAACTCTGTGATGTGTTGGTTATGTCTTGTTTTACGATTCATATAAACACCCCTGTTTATAGATTTTTCTCCCTTGCTTGTTGTCCTATTCCTTTTTAATAATATGCTCTTATATCATTAAAATAATGATTCTCAAATGATAATATTCTTTATCAGTTTGAGATGTCGTCTTTAAACCCCCTTAAAAATATTCTCTACCAATAACTTTATTTAAATCATATTGGTTTTTTGTTACTAAATAAGCATTATAAGAGTCTTTATTAAAATTATACATATTAGTAATATTCTTTAATACAACTTTAATGCTTGGTTTATTCTCTTTGTATGCTAATCTTACTAAATCATTAATACTTATATCTTTATCTTCCATTCTTTACACCTCTAAACCAAAAAAATCTTTGTTATATAAATCTTCATAAATAGCCTTTGATTCTGTTCCATCTTCATATAAAACAAAAACTTCTTTTCCTGTATTAAATAAATATTTAGCCATTTGTCTTGATATTTCATCCATCTTCTACACCTCTAAATTTCTGTTATTTTTTCAATATTTATCAAATCGTGATTCCCTACGTTAATAATCCCACTAAAAAGACACTCTTCTAAATCACTTTCGCAAAAATCTTCATCTATATCTATTTTTATTAAATATCTCTTTATCATCTTGACCTCTTTTAAGGTATCTGTAACCTTAAACATAAATCGTTTATTTCTGTGATGTTGTAATTTCCATTTTTTATTGTGTCGTTCATAATTAAATTATGAATAAACACTCTCTCTTTATTGCTTAACTCGATTTTCATCTTGATTCTCTCCAAGGTGTGAAGCCCTCTTTATCTCTAAGGCATTTGCATTTATCTTCTATGTTTCTACATTGTTTGCAATACCATTCTTTTTTATTCATCTTGATTAACCTCGTAGTTAAAACTAAAATATAATTCGTTGTTCTTTTTCTCTTGTTCTAAGTTATACTTTAAATGTATTCTGTTTAAAACTTCTGCGTTAATCCTTAATAAATCGTTAATATCTGATTCATTAAAAATTTCTGTCATAGTTTTATAATCTTCTTTTGTTAATGTCATCTTTATAAGTCCTCTATTAAAACTGCTTTCCCTGTCTTTAAATCTGCTTTTACATCTTTTAATTCATTACATAAAAATAGATTTCTGTATTTCCCTGTTGTCTTACTATATTTCCAATCACAACCTAAATAATAAATATTTGTTGTTTTGAGTTTTACTACTATGGTTGAATTATAACTTTGAAATAAACTCCCACCTGTAAAATCTAAAATAAATTGGTTAGGAATATAATTTCCTCTTGATGATGTTATATTTTCAACACTTTTAAATTGTCCTAATTCCTTTAATAGTTTATTCTTATTCATCTTCTACACCTTCCAAACCATTTCGTTTCTGATTTTAATTTTATAGATTCGTTGCCGTCGTATTCTTCCACTATAAACATTTCATTATCTTTTAATTTACACACTCTTATATTTTCCCAACCACCTACATACTCATCTATTCCTTTACTTTTTAAATATTCCATAACTTCTTCTTCTTCTGCGTTTCTCTTTGCTAATTTAATTAAGCCTTTATTGAATAACATAAACTCTTTGTTTTCATCAGAAGCCCAAGAATTCCAACCTGCCCCATAACCATAACTTATTAAAAACTCTTTCATTCTCTACACCTCTTTTAGTCTTTCTAATTCTTTATTTATTTCATTTATTATTGTTTCTGCTCTGAATTTTATATGCGTTAGTCCGTGTATGCTTAAATCATCAACATTAAAAGTTTCGTTATCTTCTCTTATTTCTAATTCTACAACCATTTTAATACACCTCGCATTTATTTAAATATCGTTGAACTTCTAAATTTTTTAAAAAGTGGTTACACTCCGTAAGATGTCTTCTTAAATCCTCTTTTAATATTGTAGTCATCTTTAAATCTTGTTTCTCTTTTCTTATTTGTTTGTTAAGTTTAAATTCGTTAGTTCTTTTAAGTTTAATCATCATTTTTTACACCTCGTCTTTTTCTAACTCAATAATATTCTGATGTTCTCTACAACTATGAGGAAATATCCTTTTAAGTTCTTTAAGTGAGTAATTTCTTCCCTCATCTTTATAAGACGCTTTCAAACCTTTAATCCAATTATTGTAATTAACCATTTTTAATAACCTCTTTAAAGTTGCTCTTTGACAACTTCTAAACAAATGAATAATAACTGCACTTATAAACCTTTCGGTGTAAAAAATATAAATGTCTAGTGAATATGTTGTGGTATATATGTTTATTATATACAATATATTGTGTTTGTTTATAAAGAAAGTGTGATAACCACAGGACAAATTATTTTAAAGAAATATATGTGGTATTTCCACCAACACCACCATTAGTTTTTAGAATATTAATTTTATTATTATGATATAATTTATTTATTTTTCTTTGTAATGTTTTATATGAATATGGTTTTCCCATCTTTTTATATAAATCTCCTATTTTAATTTTATCTTTTGTTATAAAATTTAATGGATTATATTTATTATTAAATTCGTTTTGTTTATTAACATTATCTTCTAATCCTTTAAAAATTAAAACATATTTATTTTCTTTTAAAATTTCATTAATCCTATTGACTAATCTTATTTTTTCATTACTTCTATCAGAAATAGTATGTATTACAGAGTGGTGGTTAGGACATAATCCAATAATATTTTTTATATCATCAGTTCCACCCTCACTTCTTGGTATTATATGATGTAAGTGTATATTTTTGTTTCTCCTACAAAAAACACACTCTTTTCTAATAATATCATATTTTTTCTGTTTTAAACTATATTTTCCCATATATTTATATGTTATTAACTCCTTTATATAACTTTCCTTTAAGTTGTCGAAAGATATATAAACGAGTGTAATCACTACTATATTATTAATTTGGTTATTCCGAATTAACAATAATTTTAAAATTGTTACAACACATAAGAATTTATTACTGATTAGTAATAAAAATTTAATTATCATGAGATAGTGATAACTATAAAAAACCTGTTGATTTAAGTTCAACAAAGAAATATAGTAAAATGTATATTAGTTTAGTGATAACTATATTTTCAATATTTCTTAGAAAAAAAAGAACATTATTTAAAGGCGTGGGTGTTAAGAAAAACACACCCCCCATACCTAAAAATAGATACAGGGAATGTGAAAGAGGTTCATAATTGTGTTATAATGTCTGTTTCAATATCACACGTTAATTCAAAGTCTCTCATATCATCATCTCTTAATTGTTCTCGTTTATAATACATTACTATATCCAATAGATGTAGTAATTTATATCTTGGTATAGATAGTTCTGCCATCTTTTCTAAATCATTTCTCATCTTAATTCTAACCTCGTTTTTATGTCTTTTTTTAATTCTCTTTCAATATACAAACTTAAACTAAATACATTAATTGGTAAACTTATGTTTCTTTGCATACAATATTCGTGTATATAATTTTCAGTCTTATCTTGCATCCATCCCATCATTCACACCCCTCACAAAACATTAATCTATCATCTGGTAAAATCTTATGACAACCAGCACATTGTCTATTCTCAAAAGACTCTGCTATGTATTCATCTAAATCTGTATCAAACACACTATAAAAGTCTGCTCCATTAAAATCTCTAACAAATTCTTTTAACTGGTCTTCTGTAAATGTGTCTAAAAACAATTCCTTTTGTTCTTCTATATTTTCTTCATACCATTCATTAAATACTTTCATATTAATTACCTCTTATAATATAGTAGTGTAGTACTCCTTTATATATCTTTCTTTTTTGTTATCAACTGATAATTTAACCTATATTGTGGATAGGGTTATCTTACTATGTTTAATCAATAATAGTTGATTCTAGAGCTGTAAACCCCTTTCTACTTAGAGATTATTTCTTTTTGAGATATGTTTGTACAAATGCTTTCTTCATTATAAACATCAACTCATCCATTCGATTATCTGCATATCTTTCATTAACCATAAAGGTTCTTTTAAGTCTCTTTGGGTTATTAGTCTTTATTAAAAATCCTGTATGTTCTAAGTTGTTTAAGATTCTTGACACAGTACCAAAACTAACCTTACTATTCTTAGATATTTCTTTTGCATCGAACTTATAATCTTTACGACTTCTTAATTTACCATATATGTATAACATTACATCAATTCCTTGTGCCATAATATCACATCTTAATTAAACCAAGACTCTTAGCCTTAGTCATATATGCTTTATGACATTTATAAATATTATCCATTTCTTTATAAAAGATTTCGTCTGAATTACTATGACATTTAGCATATCTTTCTACCAATGTTGCTATTCTCTTAAAAGTATTATCATATCTAACAGATTCTTCTCCAACACTATAATTCAAATCATATCTGCTTAAATCATAAGTTAATGTAAACTCATCAAAATGATTCTTTAGATAATATAGTTTACCTATGAAATTCTTATAATCTTGTATGTTCTCTTTCACAAAGTCAATCCAATTAGCTTGAAAGTCTAATTTGTTATTCTTTTTAACTTGACCATCACATAACACTGGAAAGATTCTATCAATAACTGCTTCTGTAAACATTTGTTCAAAACACATCTTACCTTTCTCCATATAATATTCTGGTAAGTTGTGAAATATAACATAACCATAGTCAACAACAGAAATCTTAGAACCAGTAGCATGACTACCAATAGTCTCATGTTCATAATCTGATTTAGTACCATCTCCTGTTTGAAAGAAGAATGATTCCATGTTCTCTGCTTTCTCTCCTGTATATCCAGACAACTCATTAAAACAAGTAAAGTCTTCTCCAATAAGTTGATACATCTTAGCCATAGATACTTTATTAACATTACGACCAAGTCCTGTTGGTTTAATAATACTTTCTACAATACCATCTTTTCCAAATGCTTTCTTAGTAGCAACTCTTGCAGTAGCCTTAGTAACCCATGTAGTTAATACACACCACTTAGCAACCCTAAAATCTTCGGGACACTGATGGTCTAAATCCATCCAGTCATCAAAGAACTCTTTATCATCAATATTATCACTCTCTGGAAACACTGCTCGTTTATAATCTTTAATAATATAGAATACCTTACCTCTATATACAAGTTTTTCTTTATCTTTAATGTTTAATGGTAAGTCATGTTGATTTTCTGATGGTAAGAAGTATGTTGAATTATCTCCATCTTTCTTAATTTCAAATCCATCAAAGTTTTGTCGTTCAATGACCTTACCTTTATCATCTTTAATTGTTTTTGCTATACGTTTCTCATCTGATTTAATATCAGTAGCTTTTACAGTATTAGCAAACAACATCTTAAAGAGTTGTCCTGTGGCATCTTTATTGTATATCTTTTTGTTCATTCTGTTCCCTCTTTTGAAAGGTGTTTAAATAACTATCATTAATAACATAGTTATCATCACACCATATTTGATACTCTGTTCTCTCTTTCATTATCATTACACTCTGTCAATTTTAAATTAACGTATATCCTCAAATATATCTTCTTCCCCAGAGTTTTTACTTTTACCTTTTGTCTCTGCAATTCGTTGTGGTTCTACTTTCTTAGACTTATCTAAATGACCTTCCCATAGAACTTTGCTCTTAGGTTTTTCATCAAATGCTATGATAGATGTCTTCACATAACCCTTTCCAGCATTTTCTAATTGAAAACACATATTATTACAAACAATCCTTCCTTTACTACCTTGCTTATAACCTAATTTAAAAACATGAAATACTTTTCTTATATCTGCTATACTTAAAAAATCTGTTGTTAATTCTACCTCATTCATTTAATTCACCTCACTGAAATCTATCGTAGATAGTTTCATTTAGAAACTTATCTTTGATAAGGTTTCGCTTTTAAAAAGAAAATAAAAAAATTATTGTCTAAATCTAAATAATAATTCAGACAACACATTGATTCCAACTGCTTCCCAATAAGTTATGACTGGTAGAGATAATACTCCAACTCCAACCCAGTTCCATAACCACATCAAAATAAGAGATAAGACAAAAGCACCAATAAAACCACCAATGATATTGCTAGTAACCTTCTTTTTAATCTCTTTTTTAAGAAGTTTAGAATCTAAGGAATCTATATATTTCTTAGAAACCTTTGTCATCTTAAATCAAGTCTCCTAATACTTCTTTATATGTTGTTTGTTTACCATCAAAGTTTACTGAATCTTCTGGTTTACAACCATTCGCTTTATAGTATGCTAAACAAGCTTCTACTTTAGGATTCTTTGGTTTATCTACTGATATAAATTCATAAGTATTGTAAGTAAACTTCTTCATTTCCTTAGTTTCTTTATCTTCAAATTCAGTAGTAGTTTCTCTTTTAATAACTTTAACTCCACCAACTGGCATTGAGTTCCAAGATTCTAATGCTTTTGGTGATACATTTAACTTACAATCCTTTCCATCATAACTAATATAAGTTTCTCTAACAGTAAAGAAGTCACCATCTTTCTTTTGTCTTTGTTTTTCAACAACATCTCTATCGCTTGTTTTCTCAACAATAACAAATTGGTCTACTCCTAAGTCATTAAACTTAATAGTGTTCTGCTCTACCTTTGTTCCTTCTTTATTAGTATAAGATGTATCTCTTACTTTAACTCTCGTTTCAATTAAATCTTCATTCATTTTCTGTCTCTCCATTGATTTGACTCAATTAACCTTTCTTAATTTCGATAGTAAACTATCTCCATTGGTTAGACTCTAAGAGTCTCTCCTTATATAAAGTAGTACACTTCTCCTTTATATACTTTTCCTTTTCTAAGACCATATCAGCATCATCTGAATCATTACCTTCTATTTTCCAATCAATAGTGGGTTTACCAGACGATGTAATACTTCCTTTTAGTGTGAATTTCATTTTAAAAACTTGGCATATCTGTTTTTGGTTGTTCTGCTACAAAGTTTTCTGTTGCTTTCTTACTATCCTTTTCTTTTAAGTCTTTCATTTGTTTTTCTGTACTAATTCTTTTACCAACAAAAAACTCAGCAACTTCTTCATACTCTTTTGCTAATTCCAAAGCATAATTACCAATTCTAGCTTCAAGAATATTATAATCAATTTCTTTTCTGTCCTTTAACTTATATAAATATCTAACTGTTTCGTCTTTCATTTTATATCACCTTTCTAATTTAAGTATAATGTATACTTGTTTAAATACTTTTCGTTTTTTATATTACTTTCCTTATATCCTTTCTATATTCTGGTGCTATAAATTCTAACAATTCGTTTATATAACTACTATAGTCTACGAACTCTAACCATTTAACACCAAATGTTGCTTGTAATTCTTTTAGTTTTGCTTTCTTTTTGGTTACACCAACACCAATAGCTTTGTTTGCTATAAGATAATGTTCACCATACCCATACTTGAATGATATTTGTTTATGAATGCCATTTCCTTTAGGACTATAATATTTAATACTCTTAACCCTATATCTTTTCTCCAACCAATTAGGATTATCTTTTACTACTTCTTTAATCCAATCTAATATTTGTTGTGGGTTAAAATTTAATCTACCTTCCAATTCAAATAGTTCTGGAGTTATATATCTTTTAAAAACTTCATGACCAATTCGTGATGTACTTAGATTCTTTAGTTTAATACCAGTATAAGATACTTTACCATCTGATATAATAACATTTCTATTCTTAACATTAGTTCCATCACCATTCTCAATTAACCACATTTTATCAATACGTTTCTCAAACTCAAATGAATGATGTTCATTATATATGTTCATGTTCTGTCTTTGTTTCTCTGTAATCTCTTCTGCTATTTCTTTAATTCTATTTCCATTATCAAGATGGTCTATAACATATAAACTATCTGTGTGTTGATAAATAACTTTATAACCATAACTTTCAAATGTTTTCTTAGCATCTGTGATACAACTTCGAGACATACCTGTGATACTACTTGCAGTTCTATTATCATATATATGTTTGAATAGAGCATTACCAGAATTCCCTGTCCATTCAAATTTACCATTTCTCCCAGCCAACATAGTATGATTATCTTCTACTTCAACACAATATACATAATCATCAAATTTTATTTTGTCAAAGTTTCTTGATTTTTTAAAAAAACTACCTTCCGATTTTCTATAATATATTCTAAACACATTAGAATCCTGTGAAACACTAAATTTATATCCTAACATCACAATCAATCTAACAAAATCATTTTTTAAACATTCTAATTTAGTAGTGTATCTATGTCTACCCTTACTTCCTCTATCCCTTTTATCTCCGTCACCATCAAACATTCCTTCTAATAAACTTTCTAATTGTTCCTTACTAGCATTGTTAAAGATTTCATCTGATATATGTTTATTATCTGTTCTATCAAATAAATTTGTTATTTCTTCGTAATATTGTTTTCTATAAACACCAAAATATTTTGGTCTTTCTGTAAATTTTAAACTAACATTTATAAGACTTCTTTTTATTTTGTTATATACGATAGGATTAACTTTTTTATATTGAGACAATATAATACTATAACTACTCTTAATCTTTCCAGCATACCCTTCCGACAAATATATGCCATATAGATAATATTTATCTAAATCTGTTTTATCTGACTTTAGACACATTCCTCTATGTTTAGAAAATCTGGCATGATGTACGCTTTCTAAATCTTGTGCTAAAAATTCATCTGTATTATAAAATTTTTTTGTATGTGTGTTATATTCATTTAGATAAAAACTATGATTAGGTGTTATTAAAAAATCATAACTTCTATGTTTCATTTTTATCATATTACCTGTATGTTTATATTTATATGTTTTTGTTATTGGTTTAATTTCTGTTTTATCTGTTTTAAGATTTAATGAATATACTTTGTCTTGATAAGTTAAGTCCTTTATATTCTTAATGCCTTTGGTTGTTACAACTTCTGTTTTTTCATCAAAACAAGCTCCATAACTACTATTAAGTAAAATCTTAATACCAAGTTGTTGTTTATCAAGTCTATCCCATTCATCTGACTTATATTCAACATCTTTCATCTGTTTCTTAATTTCTTTTCGTTCTAAGAACATTCTAATAACTTGTTTTTCAAACTCTCCTATTTCTTTTGAGAATGAACCTGTTATATTACCCTCAAAGATAGAATCAGAACCATTCCAATCATCACCAAATGTAAATAAGTTACCACCTATCATCATGTTTGGATATAGAGAAGCAAAGTCAAATACATATACATCTTTAGCAAATGATATTTTATTATTAACCCACATTAATGCTCCTCGATATGGTGCTTTAATAGCATTATCATCATAGTCTTGTGGTTTATTCATAACATTACAAAACCATTTATATCCAGTAGTTCCAGATGGTGATAATAACCATGACATATTCATTTGGTCTTGTAATGATAGATGTTTCTTCATACCATAGAAGTTCTTATATAGATGTTCTATGAGATAATAAGTAGCATCTAAGTCTCCAAACAGATAATCTTTCATATCTTGATACTCTTTCCCTGTGAGAAAAGGTTTCTTTAATAATTCATAATCAAAGTCTCCTTTCTGTACTTTAAGTTTAAAGAACTTAGCTAAGTATTTTAAGTTTCTTTTGTTTCTTGGAAAATCAAGATACATCATTTGTTTAGCTCTCTTCTCAATGATTTCCATAGCATCTATAAAGATACTTCTCTGTCCTGTAAATGTTTTAAATTTAAAACCATATCGTTCCATAAGTCTATTATCATAACCCATATCCATTCCTTGAACTTTACGTTTCTTAATATTAAAACCACCAATAAGTCTATGAGAACTTATGAGTCTTTGAATCATATCCTTTTGATTAGGAGTATAACAAAACTTCATACCATTTGGTAATCTAATTCCTATGTATTTAATAATGTCTACTTCTGAATCTGGTTTAGCTCCCACTACATGAGTTTCCAAATCATAAACCAGAAGTTGTTTTAAATCATCATACATATTATTTACCACTCAAAGTATGAACCCTGTTTAGTCCAACCACAGTTATCACATTCTAATATGTAATATTCCTTTTTTGTATCTAAAAAAGTTTCCTTTATCTTATTTTTTCCACATTTTGGACATATCATTTTAAACATTTCTCCATAATAATCTTTTCTTAATTTTTAAACTTGTGTGTCTACTTATATTAAAAATCTGCTTTATTAAATGAGTATTAAACCCTTTTGAATATAAACTCCTTATGTTTTTAACATCTTTCTCTGTCAATTTAGTTGTACTTCTATTTTGAACATTTCTAGCAGCAGTTATAAATCTACAATTAGATGGCTCATAATTACCATCATTATCAATTCTATCAATCTGTAACCCTTTTTTATATCCATTATTTAAACACCAATCATGGAAAGACCAAAAATCATTTAACCAGTCCTTACAAATTTTAATACCCCTGTCACCATAATATTTATAATCTGGTAAATTTTTATCTAAGATTCGTTGTTTCATAGAGTTCCAAACAACATACACTGGTGATTTGTTCTTTGAAAGACTAAATATACATTTTCTACTACAAGCTCTTTGTCTATGTTCAGCACCTGTTACTTTCACTATTTCTTTCTTACATATAGCACATTTATATAATGAATAATATTTACCATCACTAGCTTTTTCTAAACTTTTTAATTTAATTAAGTAATCTCCACTAACATCTAATGGTGTTTCTGTTATATTTCCCTTTTTACATTTATCACATTTCATTGTTATCACTTATTATATATTGGTAAACTGGTTTATATATCTTTCTATTTACCAATCTTGTTTTATATCTTTAATTTCATTCAATATCTTTTCTAACTTATTCATTTCTTTCTGTTCTTGTAATACATAGTTATTGTTGCCATTGTAAGGTTTCACATCACCAGTACAATTCAAATCGATACATTTATCATTCTTTTCTTCAACCAAAGTATTATAATTAGCTGATGTGTAACTATAACTTCCACATTTAATACATACATATTCATTCATCTTATTTCACCCACTTCTTTTTTAATATTCATAATAACTTAGTTCTTTTAAAGTTTTTTCTCGTTCTTCTTTTCTACACAAATCTCCATATTCTCTTGCTTGTCCTGTTGTAACAACAAAAGGCATACCGTCTGTGCAATTACATTCATCTACTTCACCTTGTATTTTAAGTCCTTTAGTTTATCTCTTGCATCTACAAGACTGTAGTACTCATTGATACTATCGTACATACTATCTATGTAATCCGTATGAAATGCACTTGTATATCCGAATGGTGCGTTGTTCAGTATTTCATAGTCATTCTCAATCTCATCTTTGACATCTTCCATCTCTCTTGAAATCTTTAATATCTTTTTATCTAAATTCATTTTATTCATCTCCATTCATTATTCTATATTCGAGTAATAATTTCTCTCCTTTCTTTTGATACTTATATCTTGGAGTCTGGTGATTCTCACACCATTGTTCTCCACAATACTTGCAAGGATGTCTCCATTCATACACATGATTTCTTATAATTTTAAAAAACAAATTTCTAAAAAACCATTGTAATTTATTCATTTGACATAACCATAAAACAAAATTTTTCTTTATCATTAGTAACAGATATGCTTTTATCTTTTGGTAAACAATTTAAAAAATCTTCAAATTGTTTTATCAGATGAGTTTTAGTTTCATTCATTTTAACAAATACTCTCCATTCTCATCAAACACATAAGCTGTATAATTATAATTCTGATGTCTTAATGGATTTTTTATGAACTCATTGTTTTTCTCTGGATAGATACTTGATTCTATTACTACCCAATCATTAACATACTTTGATACCCAAATATTATTAAGATGCCATTCTCCTGCAACATTACAATAATGTAGCTTTAACTTATTAACTTCATTTGGAAACCATTTCTTTAATCCTGCTAATGCTATATGATAAAAGAACATAGCAGAACCATCACAATCATCATCTAAGACATTATCAACAACAATGTTATCGTGTTGTTCATTAAAAGAAGCCCAATACTCTTGTTTACCATATTGGTATTTATCTAATTTATATTTATCAATCCCTTCAACATATTTGACAATCTTAAATATCATAGCATCAGAATCAACAGGTTTAGATTTATATATTTTCTCTAAATAAATATTTATTAATTGTTCATCCTCTAAAGTAGTTTTTAAAAACTTGTGTGCTAACTGATAACTCTCTTTACCATTTTGCCAAGCTTTATGATACTTCTTTTTATCTATTAAATCATAATTAACAGACTTAAATTCTTCTAAAGAATTGTAAGGATACCTTTCTTCTTCATATAATATGAGTTCATCTTCCAACTTATCACATTTATGATTTAATTCTGTTATCTTATCTTGTGAATCTATATATTCGTCTTTCAAATCACTTTGTTCTTTGTTAGTATATCCACCAAGTATTTTAATTATAGTATTTTTAAAACTCATTTATAACACCCCGAAAGGTTTAGTTCCACATTTCTGTTGATATAAGTCTTCTCGTTTATCATACAACTTATATAATTCAGTTAATGTCTTATCCATTGATTCCAAAGCCATGTTCTTATACTTGGTTGGTTTTAAATCTAAAGCTAACTTGTATTCTTCTTTGATTAAATCTTTCGTTGCTTCAATTCCTCGTTGATTTCTACATAACATCATTTCTAAATTCTCTATCATTCTTCAAACCCCATTTTCTTTTTAGGTACTACATTGTATCCATAACTTCCAGTGGTCTTATTTTTATAAAATTTTAATGTGTTATCAACTTTATATAATTGAATGTTGTGTACTGTTTGTGTTGCTTGTGATATAGTTTTATTATATATACTAATATCTTTATATAATTCATTAACCATTTCTTGCATAAGACCTATAGTATTTTGTACTCCTAAAATGTAACCACTCTCTGAAATGCTTACTAAATCATCTATCTTTTCTTCTAATGTATCTTCTGTTTCCTCAGTCATTTTCTCCCACCTATGGAGATAGATTCATTACTTAATCTACCTCGTATCCTACAATTTATAATACCATTATAAAATTTATCTGATAATAATACATCTCTATCAAATTGTTCTTTTGCTTCATAATATCCACATTCCCATCTACCTTTACAAAGTCTTATAATCTTCCTATCAAAACATAGATGTCCTAAGTTGTCTAAGTCTTCATTAAGTTCATTACAAGAACCCCAGTATGTTTTCCAATCAGATTCTTTCTTGATATGAGTTCTGGTTGTTCTTGTGTTTAGAATACGTTTACCATTTTTATCTTTAAGATGTTTTCCATCCTTCATCTTAAATTTAGTTGGTTTCTTTTTTTCTGTTCTCCAGAAATGTTTTCTACCTATGTATTTTCTACCATTCATATTATTAGTAATCTCATAGATAAAACCAATGTTCTCTTGAAGTTCTTTTTCACTTGGTAAGTTAATCCATTCATTCATAGAATTGTTTAAGGTATACTTGTTTATATATCTTTTGGTTTGTTTTTAAACTAATTCTTTATGATTAGGAATATTTAAGAAATCTTTCACACATTGTGTACATAAATAATATTTGGTATCTCCAATCTTATGAAGTTTTACTGGACTTTCGTCTATAGAAATAGTTTTACATTTATCACAGAAGGAAACAATACCCATTTTAAAAAGAAAAGAAAAAAATTAAAGTTTATATTTTCCATTGATAACATTAATCAGACTAGCTTTACCATTCGAGTAGATGAAAGCATTAGTATGTAACCAACTAGATAATCCCTGAACATAATCTAAATCATAATCTGTAGCAGTACCAACAACATAAGTATTTCTAAACATCTCTGGTGTATGTTTATGTCCTGTTATAGATTTACCATAAGCAGCTTCGAGAGTTTTAATAGAACCTCTTGCTCCATTAGCTCCTTTATCACCATGTTGTCCTAACTGATAACCTCTAACCTTGAAGTCTTCATTACGACTTAGGAATCTAACATTACTTGGTAGTTCTCCAAAAGTTTTTAATCCTTCAACCAGTGGGTCTTGTCCTTCAATCATCTTAGTAAATAACTTAGAAGATAAATATGAATTATGTGGTTCTTCGATAAACCTACCAGACTGAATATATCTATTTAAGAACTCATCATGATTAGATTTAGTAACTATATATTGTGTCTTAGGAGATATAGTTGAATACTCCCATAACTTATTATATACCATCTTTAATTCTTTTTCTAATGATAGTTGTCCTTTTAATCCTTTTTTACTTCTAATAACATAATCATTCATTTCGTGATGATTAATACTTGAACCATTAAATAAATCATGAAATATAGCAAACTTTGGTTTATAATGTCTTAACATTTCTTGATTAACTTTTTCAACTTTCTTATTAGTTTCTCCAACGTGTGTATCCATTAGTACAATAGCATCAACAGAAGACTTACTCATTTTCTTATTGAGAGAATAATCTAAATCCATGAACTTACCATTGTTTAATGATTCAACTTGTCTAAAATGAAAATCTTTATTACCATTACATTCTACAATAGTAAAACCATATTGATGGTCTCTTTTTGCTATTTGTCCTATTCTATTAGTAGTTCTATAATTAGGTTCAGTACAAGCTCCTGTTGTTATCAAAGCTTTAGGTAGTTGTCCTACACTATTTGGAATAATCTTTAATGCTTGTTTCGGTGATGCAAAAATAGTAGATATATCATTCTGAGCAAATCTTGCCAGACCTGTTGTTGGAATGATTTGTTGTGGTCTAATAGCATAGTTAGAAATCTTAATACGCTTACTTAGAATTGTATCTCTATTAATAATTTCATACTTATCATCGTTCTCATAAAAGTATTCATCTAAGTCAGTTTCTTTTATAGACTTACCAGCCATAGGTAATATATAAATTTTGTCAACATCTTGATATTTAGCATACACTTCTAAGTTGTGTAAAAATTCTTTATTTACATTAGCTTCTCTTTGTGCAGCAGTCACAATATATTTCATTCCATTCACACTCTTCTTAATAGTTTCTTCTAAGTTAATTGTAATCACCGAATAATTTAATTCAGTCCTTTCTTCAATAGGATTCTCCCTATTTATCTATAATTTCTAATTTCTTCAAAGATGTCATAACCATTAACATCAAACCATTCTTTTACTTCACTAAACAAAAATCTTCTTGGTTGTAGCTTTGCCCATTTAACCCAACCATTAGTTCCAGCATAAAGATTTGTATGTTCAAAATCATTATAATTTACTGATAATTGTTTTCTAAATGAATCTGTGTTTAAATCTCTATTAACACATTCAATAATAGCATTTTTAAATAATACATTATGCATCTCTGTTTTATATTCAAAATGGTTTAATAACCATCTAATCAACCATGTGTTATCATAAATAATATCACATTCTTTTGATTTGTTTTCTTTATGATATTTTACAATCTGTATTGCATCATGTACTAATTTTGGTTCAAGATAATTTCTAATATCTCCATCTGAATTTGTTGATACTAACTCCATAACATTCTTATGCTTAAAATGTGGTTTATTTTCCATAGCAATAAGATGTCCTTGTGTTCTTGCAGTAGAACAATCAGCTTCTGACCATTCAAAATATTTATCAAAGAATAGAGTTATATATTCTCTTCTCACTTCAACATCAAGAGCTTCTAATCCAACAACTCTATATAGATGAATATGTGGACTTCTACCTTTAGCATCATAAACAAAGTATTTATAACCATTAGCTTTTAATCTTCTAAGACTTATACGAACTAACTTATCAGCAAAATTTCTATCATTTGTATCAAATTCAATAACAATTTCATCATCCATGATACTTCTAAGATTATCTGTGTCCTTTCTTGCTCTATTAGTTCTTGTTTCATTAGTTTTACTAACAAATACAAGATTTCTACTATCGATTAGCTCATATATACTTTCCATTATAACATCTTCTCTATTTTTATTTTATGTTTGAAGTCTCTTGCTGCTTCTGAGTCTTCTTTTGCTAATTCATACACTTCTTTAATCTTTTTTTGTACAACATTTATCAACCATTTGATTTGTTGTGTGTTGTGAGCATCTACTCTGAAATAATATTTCTGACAATATTTAAGATAGTCAACTCCCAACCATTCCACTTTATGACCTTCTTCTTGTAGAAGTAAAGCATAAATCATTAGTTGAATATAATATTCTGTGTGAAATGTTGTTCTTGTTTTGCTTGAAGTCTTATAATCTTCTGGTACAACAGACAACATAGTATTCATAACATTAGACATCTTATGAAATTTATCTTTTGTGAAACAAGCATCTACATAACCATGTATCTTTAACTCTTTATTTTCTGCATGATACTCTTTCCATTCTGGTGAATTATATTCAAATGCTTTCTTAGCACCATATTTTCCTTCAAGTCTTTTAGTTTCTTCAACCCATACTTGTATATATTTAGTAAGATACTCTTTTATGATGTCTTTATTCATAATATCATTTTCCATCTTAGTAATTCTTTCTGAGTTGTCTATATATTTAGTAAATAATTCTGAAAACCTTCTAGTAGCAAACTGACTTATATTTTCATCATCCTTTGGTTCTTCTGTAAAGAAGTCTTCATTGAATGAATGAGTTGCATGACCAGATGCAAAATAAATATTATCATCTTGTTCTTTACCAAGTACATATCTATCATACCATTGTTTATAATTAAATAGGAATGATGTTATCTCACTTGGTGAGTTCATCTCTCTCGGTTCTATAATTTCTGTCATAATATTCTCTAAGACATACTTGTTTATATATCTTTCGTTTCTAATTCAAAATCATATAAGATTTCATTGACATAATTCAATATTATAGCTTTCTGTCTTTCCTGTTCAAACTCATCTACTGAATCTATAATAGAATCTATTGACATAGCTATTTGTTTCTTATTAAACTTAATTTTTTCTTCTTTGTTCATTTTTATCACTTAGATAACATTGTAGTATGTTTGCATAATTTCTTAAATCACTTAATGTGTCTAAAATAGATTCATCTTTCACTGCAGCTTCTTTCGTTAATAAATTACCAATTCTTGCCATCTTATCAGACATTCTAACTAAGATTCCTTTCTCTGCAGAACAAACACCTAATGACTCAACAACTCTAAAATTTGAGAATGGGTCTGTGTTTGTAGCATAGTCTTGATTCTTCATTTTTACAATGTCTATATCTTTCTTAGCATTGGTTTCTAACATTTCAATAAAGTCTTTTCGTATCATATATATAATAAAGATGTACTACTATATAATATCTACTATCTTTTTCTGATAAGGTTTATAAACCTAAATTTATCCATTAAAAATACAGGATGCGTCAGGAACATATATAATAACATATTGTTGTTAATAAAAGACTATGGCTACAACTCCTATCCCCTCAAAAAAACATATACACCTTCGGTGAGCTGTTATTTTTTTATTCGTGAACCTTATAGAGAAAGAGATTTAATTTACACTCATGGCACTTATCACACCCTAATCTTTATGTGATGTTTCGTAAAGTCGGTACTTTGTGGTATATTAGTTTCATATTCTGTGATTATCAGAATCAACTTCAACTGACCTTTACTTGAGTTACTTTTAAAAGTGGTAAGGTATAACATCCGAAGACATTATACCTCTTTTACATAGTTTTATTTATTTGTCTCTTCGAGTTCGATAAAAAACAAACTTCTATTATGTGTATATACTTACTACTATATAATATTATGTAGGAAAAACTCTACGACAACATCATATTGCATTTCGATGTGAGTAATACAAGAATAACTAATATGTATTTCTTTATAAGTCTTTTGGTTTTAAAAAGGAAAGTTATATAAACAAGTATACCATATATATCTAATATGATACTAAAAAAACTTATGTTTAAGATTAGTAGTTACTTCTACTTTAGGTTAAAAAATAAAATGTTTAGGTGGGACAAGATGATACATGATAGACTAATAGATATTGTTCAGCATGATATACACTATAAAGCACATATTGCTGGAGAAGAAGTAATTACAGTGAGAGAATTTAAGTTTTGTTATAAGAAGAATACATCTTTATATCAGTCAGACTATTTCAAATCTGGTATGAAAAAATTCATTAATGGAGAGATGGATTTATTATCTATATATCCAGAAAGAAAAGAATATGAATTATATGAAATTAAAACAACTAAGACAAAGAAAGCTATGACAAAAGCAAAGAAACAAGTTGGAATAGATAATGGTCTAATTAATTATATAAAGACACATAAAGGAGTAATTACAGAATTAGATGATATAATCAATGACGAGTATAAATGTGCTGGTAAGAACGTAGTATATAATAGAACAGAAGGTGCTAAGCTTACAGATACATATTATAAACATAAATATAAATAGGAGATGAGGGAAATGAAAGAAGGAGATATAACAACAATTGTTCTACACGATTATTACCCAGAAGGAGATGTTGATGTAGAAGTAGAAGGAATAATCATTGAAGTTAACAATAATAGATATACAGTGGACTGTGGTGGAGTATTATATGAGGTAGAAGATGATTAAAGAAGAATTAAACCTAAAAATAATAGAAGCAGAAGACAAAATAGAAAAAATATTAAGAACTTTAGAAGAAGAAACTGGTTTACAAGTAAATGATTACATAATAGAAAGATATTGTGATAATGCTTTTATGACTAGTTTTTCTTTAAAATTGGGGTGATTTAGATTAAAATGTATGATAACTTAAGGATAGTAGAGCCATCTGAGATGGAAGATTATGTAGTTCATTATGATGGAGAACAAATACCAAACATAGTTGGTATGATTTTACTTTTTGATACAGATATTATTGATAAAGAATTAAAGACAAGAAAAGATAAGAATTGGTCTAAGGTTGGAACAAAACATTGGGCAGAGAGATAAAAATGGAAGATAAAGATATATCAGATGAAGAATGGAATCTATATTTAACTAAATATAAAGATAAATATGTAACTAAACTACAAAAGAATGGTATTAGATGTTTTAAATGTAAACATGGTACTATTGAACCATTCAGTTTAACAACCAGATATTTAGGATATTGGGGATACTATGAAACATCAAGACAAAAGAATACTTGTATGAATAAACTACCAGACTATGTAGAAACCACTATAGATTGTGATACAGAGTTTGGATGTAAGTTTCCAGAAAATAAACTAATAGAATTAGAAAATATATTTAAGATAAACAAGAAAAAAGAGCTAACTAGAAAAACAAAAAGAAAACTAAGAAAGAACATCAAAAAAGCAAGAAAATACCTTTAGGGTTACATTAGTATCTAAAAAAGAAAAAGTCTTAAATTTGAGCTGTAAGTAGGCTTCTACTTAGGAATAATTTTAAAATAAAAAGAAAAAAAAGAGTCCAATTGGACTCAGTGTTGTTGTTTTAAAATAAAACCTTAATGTTTAGTAATACTTGAGATAGTATATTTACCATGGCTTAGTTTAACTTTTACATCAACCATTTTAAATTTCTCTTCATCTAAGTCTTCTACTTCAACTTTCATAATAACTGAACCTTTATTACAGTCATCATTCATTTTTAAGTCTAATAGGTCTTCATAGTCTGAATGAGTCTCAAATACTTTAATATCTTCTTCGTCTCTAAATAAGCCAGACCATAGATTTGCGTCATCTAATTCTTCTTTAAAGTCTTCTGAGTCAATTAAAGAGATAGCTTCTACAATTAATTTGTTTTCAGCATCTACAACTTCTTTCCAGTCATCATAGTCTTCAATAATTTCTCTACCTTCTAAAGTTAATACTAATTCATCATAAGCAGATGTGTCCATAACAGTAACATTTACTGGTACTTCTTTTTCAACTACTAATGTTTCAACAACTGGGTCACAAACGAAAGCACTAATTTCAGATTCTAGTCCTAAAATTTTTTCGTTAAGTGAGTCAGTAGTATTTCCTTGTTTTAAAGCAATAGTTCCAAATACTGATGCACCAATTAATGATACTCCAGCTGCAATTGCTAAACCTGTATGTAATTTATCTGTTTTCATTTTGTATATCTCCGATAGATTAATCTTATATGAGTCAATCTATCCATACGTTATATTTTGTGAGAATTAAGTTATATATAAACCTTTTGTTTTTATATCTATATTTTAAAGCGTTTTGGGATAATAAAAAAGATACCCCCGTATCTAATGGTGAAGTTTTCAAAAAGAAAACCTCAGTAATCTTTTACCCAGAACTCAATTATATCAAAGCTCATTTTAGCTAGTCCTGTTACAACTACAATCATAGTAGGATTCTCTTTAAAGAAAATCAAACCAAATAGTAATGGTGCTGCAACCTTTGCTATTTCTTTTATAGTTTTTAATTGTCCTTTCATAAATTCTTTAAGTTTCCAGTTACTTAAACTGAATTTTGGACTTTTAAGATAATTTTTTAATTCATTAGTCATTTTATATACCTCGCATAAGTGCAATTATTTGTATGAGACCCAATAAAAACATTCCAACAGCCAATGCTGCATGAAACCAAAAGTGAGAGTCTCTCTTTTTTTCTTTATTTTCGTCTTTAATATCTATTTTATCATTATTATGTTGATGTTCAATTCTACTAAGTTCTTCTTTAGTAGCATACTTATCATCAGCACATTCTATAAATTTGTCTAATTTTTTGTCAATTTTATTTAAGTTTATATCTAAGTTATCTAGCTTTGTTTCCACAATAACCAACCTCTCTCTGTCGTGTTCATTCATTCTATTCAACCTTAAATAAGACTTCCATCTTTATATTTCCAAATAGTTATACTAATAGTTTTTAAATACCCTTTAGGATATGCTAAAGTGTCAACATTTAAATCAAATCCACTAGTTTTTTGAGATGCTGTTGGGGCATAAATACCATATATGTTTCTAACTCCACCAGTATTTGAATAATTATCTGTACACGTTTGTATAGAGTTTGTTGTATAAAAATCCATGGATGTTATATTTGTTGTATCTGCAGTAAATTTTATCTTTGTTAGTCCCACATTAGTAGACACCACACTATATCCAACCCAATAAATTTCGATATAATCGTAATCTTTGGTTTCAGAAGATATTGCTATTGTATGAGATGCTGTATCATTAGTACTAATAGCGTTAATATCCAAATCTGAACCAGTATATTGTGTTTCTAACATTCTAATAGGTAATGAATCTATTTTATCATCATAATCATCTATTATTGCATCGTTTGTATCGTTCATGTCTTGGAATGAAGGTGTCTCTTGAATCCAATCAGAACCCCCTAATTGTGTGTTTCTAATTGCCATTTTAATTATATTTAACCTCTATTCTTATTTGTCTTCCAACATCATCATATCTATCTATTAAGTCTGTGGAAGATGCTACAAATTTAATTTTTGCAGTGTTTGTTGGAGTCATTGTAATTGACTCATTGTATGGAATTAATGTTTCTTCTGTATCTGTTATTATATAACAAGTAACATTATCAGTCCATCCTGTTGGTACATTATATGTATTAAGTGTAAATCTTGAAAATGATATTTCACTGTCTTTATGAAAAGGAATACTTATTAATGGAACACTACCTAATTGAATTGATTCTGATAAAAATGCCCAGCTAATACTAACAGCACCACCAAGCATATCTCCCCCCAATGTAAATGTTCCTAATCCCATTTTGACCTCTATTTACTAACAGTACTTAATTTTCCTGTACTAAGTATCTTTCTTGTCTTACAGGGTTTATTAAGTTTTGAATCCACTTCATGTGAACCTTCAACAATTTTACCAATAGGTTTTTTAAATTTACCTTTATGCTCTTTGTATAACGCTTCTGCTTCTTCATCTGTGATGTTATTGATTCTAATAATATTAGGAATCTCTGTCATTTCATCGTATTCTTCTTCCATTATTTCTAAATATTTGTGTGTCATATTGTTCAACTCCTATAAGTTTGACGAGCTATGCTCGGTAAGTTTTATTATAAATTTCTTTGATAAATGCTTCTGTTGGTTCTGTTGTTCCCATATCAAACATCATAAAATCAGACATTTGTCCATTTAAATATCTATTATTAACATAATTTCCTAATTTTAAAACTACATTTGAAGCAGAAACATCAGTTCCAAACGAACCAACCACCATATTTGCCCAATCTCCATTTAAAACCATTTTAAGTCCTTTACTGGTAGTATTCCAACAAGCGAAATGATACCAAACTCCAGTGGTTAATCCACCAAAATTAGCTGCAGCAGTTGTCGAGCCTCCATAAAACCTAAGACCCCCACTTCCGTCCCAATATCCAAAATGGGTAGTTGTTGAGCCTCCACGAATCTCAAACGTAGCACCCCTTGTAATTACATCAAATTTTACCCAACCACAAAAAAAAGTAATACCTGTTGCAGTATTTATAGACCTCGTTGTTGTTACTGCAGTATAATCATTACCATCAAAGTCTAAAGCTCTTTTTCCATTAAAAGGAATCTTAATTAGAGTTGCACCAGAAATTGTTGAGTTATAACCATTACCACTATAATCATAAATAGTACTCCCACTAACTGGTGCTTCTGGATACCATAATACTAAATCTGGGTTTTGTGAATTAATCATTCTGTTACCTCTTTCATGAATGGATAAATGTCTTTTGTTAATTCTAATTGATATAATTCTTTTATTTCATCTGAAGATAAAGCTCTCGACCATATTTTTGGTTTATCAATAATTCCATCCCAAGGATAAGCGGTTATATTACCACCACCAATTGCTAAAGTATATGATGCTGAACCTACTTGAGTGCTCGTTGCTGTTTCAGTATTATCAATACTTCCATTATAATAAATCTTAACTGCATCAGCAGCTGTTGTTCCATCCCAAGTATAAACCCAATGAGACCAACTATCAACAGGAATACTGGTAGAACTCTGTATTCTTGAAGCAATACTTCCATCTGCTTCAAAAATATCAAGTTTATTAGTAGTAACATTACTAACAAAAACCGCAGTACCTCCACTTCCTCCAAGATTAGTAGTTGTCATAATGATGTTAAGGTCTGTTAAACTATCGGGTGATAACCAAAAGCTGATTGATTTAGTGCCCATAGGTATGATAGAATCATCCATAGTAATCTTATCATTACTACCATCAAAATAATATGCATTATCACTTATACCAAATCTATCAGTAGTCAGTGTTGCTCCACTTACAGTCGTAGTATTTTGTCCTATAAAATCAAGTGCATCTCCTTTCATATCTAATGCAAAAACACAGTCTTCAAATAAGTCTGTATATCTTGTATTTTGTTGTGGATTAACTATATTAACCATTTTAGCTCAATTTATTCTAAAGTTAAGACCACTTTAAGGTCTGTTCCTGTTATTGTACTTCCAACCTGAGTTACATAAATAAATAATACATCATCACTTGCTACGCTATCTCTTGCTGAATCAATAGTAGTTCCAGCTGTTCCAACTGTACTTCCACTTGTTGAACATCCAACTTGATAGATACCATTTGTTGCTGTTTGAGCAGTCCCAATATTAATTTCTGCATCACTTGTGAAGATACTATCTGTACTTGCAGTACCATTCTTTCGAACGTCTACTTCAAAGTCTGAACCTGTTGGTAACCCTAATAAAGAGATTCTAACTTCTGTAATATCCATTCCATCATAAGCATCTGTAATTGGTATATAATAAAGTAATCCAGTACTCTGTTCTCCGTCTTTAGTAACATAAATTGGAGGTGCTCCACCTCCACCTGCAGCATTATCATCTACATATTTCTTATTTGCTGTTTGATAATTTGTTGTCGGAGCTGAACTAGGCGTTACTGGAAAACTACTAAAAGTTTTAATTCCTGCAATAGTTTCGTTTCCTGTATCTTTTACACAAGCATTTAACTGAGTCTGAATTGCACTTGTTACACCCTCTACATAATTTAATTCTGTAGTAGTCAAAGTAGCACCATCTAAAATGTTAAGTTCCGTTGCGTCCGCATTTCCAGGATAACTAACCTTTGCAGTATTAGCTGAGACATCTGACTCCATAGTATCTAAATCAACAGCTTGTGTCACTGTTAAATGTCCTACTTTAGTAGCGTCTACAGAAGTTAAATGATAATAATCTCCACCTGCACCACCTTGTAGATTAGTTAAACTATTATGGTCGTCAGTAGATAATTCAACTCTACTTACAACTTGATTTCTCCAATCTATGAAATTATCGCCTTCATCTGTACTAACAACTTTCGCATTTATAGCACTCGTATAAGAAGTGTTTGTTTGTAATATTACTGTCCCGATGGGTCTTATTTCTGGGAACATTATATCATTAAGAACTAACTCATTAATTTCTGTCTGAGCACCTGTTCTTGCTTGAGATTTAGTATTATATTCGTTTTGACCCATTATAGCTATCATTGGATTATCTTTCTCAGTGGTTGCGAATATGTGACATAATACAAAATCATTATTAGTAGCTTCCGTTAATTGCCAAGCTCCACCTGTATATTCATTCCATGCCAATCTTGTAGCACTTGTATTGTCTAATGTTCTCGCACTAAATCCTGATACTATTGTTTTATTCCAAGTTACTGTAGAACCTGTCATGTGATAAATAGGTAGCCCCGTAGTGCTCGTAACAGCAGATATTTGTAGTCCTAAATCTTCATCAGAAACTCCACCTGCGTCAATACCAAACTGTGCGTCTACAGTAATTCCTGTACCATCAACACTCATTGTATTAAGTCCAAGACCATTTCTATAAACTAATCCGTTTGAATAATGTAAATAAGCATGAGTATTACCATCCATTTGCATACCATGTCTTTCTTCTCCAACATAAATGGCTTCATTATCAGTAGCATTCCAATAAACAATACTTACTAATGGTTTAGTCATAATTAAATTACTAGCAAAATATTCAGAAGGATTTGCTACAGATGTTAAAACACCATTATTATAATATATAATATGAATACCTTCTGTATCATCTATAACAACAGTATCTCCAGTACTTGTGAATAAAACACTATCTTCATAATATTCAAAGTTTGTCGCTGTTGGTTGAATACTAAAAGTTCTCGTACCATCTGTGAAAGTTATTGTTGAAGTTGTTTTTGTAGGAAATCCAGTATTATCATTCTTCGCAGCATTAGCAGCTCTAATTTCTTGTAAAGCTCCTTCAACATCTGTTGCAGTATAATAACTACCTGAATCAGTAATATCTACATCAACAGCATCTTGGTCTCCAGTATTAGTTCCTGAAGTATTACCAATCACAACTAATTGTGCGTCTGTAACAAATCTATCGTTAACATCTTCTGTAATGTCTCCTGTAGTTAATACAACAGTTCCTGTCTCACCATTAACACTTAGTACTGAGTCTGTTGGTGTTTGTAATTCAGTCCAATCAGCCATTGTTCCAGTTGAACTACCATTATGCATATAAGATTTATTTAAATCACTTCTTACAGCTACATCTCCTTCTTCAGTAGTTGCTGCTAACATTAAAGCTTCACTTGCATATACTGCAACTTCTGTTAAAGCTACCGGGGGTAATACTGAACTTGATAAAGTACCTGTTGTGATGTTACTTGCATTGGTGCAATCTGTATTAGGTACGTTACTTAGTCCAACATCTGTTTTATCAACACTATGTGGATTACTTGTATTAGAAATATGAGAGTCTATTTGAGTGTGAGTGTTTGTTCCTTTATTAGCTAAATCAACGTGGTCTCCACTAGTAGCAACATCTGATAATGATGTTATAAAGATTCTTAAGTCTTCAATATCACTTGAACCAAGAGTTGTTTCTGATGTTTCAACCCAAATTTCTGCTAATAATACAGAATCACTTGGTAATGTTGGTGGTATTGGTATAGATGTTTGTCTTCCTGTAGAACTACTTGGAGCTGCTGCTGCAGCTGTACCAGTAGTATATTGTAACCCAGAAGCATTAAGATAGATTATATCTTTTCTTGGATTAGAAGAACTTGCAGCAGTAACTACTTGAGTGCCACCACTATATGTATACTTAGTACCATTTATGATATAAGTACCAGAAGCTATTGCTACTGTCATAGCAGAACTAGTTGTTACACCACATCCTGTTAAAACTCCTGTATTATTGAAAGCATCCACTATTGTGTTCATATCATTATCAAACAAAATATCATTATTTTCATAAACCATTATAATCACTCATTTATTATTTATTTAAAGTCCAGACTCAAAATCATCTGCTAAGTCAAATAGCTCAACAAATCTATTATTATCATTGTAATATTTACCATCTATTGTTGGGAAAGGACTTGTGTCATCAGCAAAAACATCTGTTTCAACTGGAGCTGCAGTAGCATCATTAAATTCAGATACATTCCATTGAAAGAATCCAGTAGCATTATGTAATGATACCTTTTTTCTTCGTTCAACACAAATAACAGTATTCTTAAAAGATTTTCTACGATATTCAAAATCGTCTGGTCTTGCTGCACTATTTCTTAGATTTCCTGTAGTCATTTTTCCTCTATAGTATACTTATGGATATACTAGTATATAATATTTACTATCTAAAACTCTTTATCCGATGATAAAACTGTTTCTTTGTTCATATTCTACAGTCTGTGTATTTGTCTTTCCAACAATAGTAGTATGTTTACTGATAGTCATTGTAGTACCAGAATCTATGTCTATTTTGATAGCATTTATATCATCACCAATAGCATCTCCTGTTTCTAAAGTAGTTCTATAAATAACATCTGTATCGGTAGTTGTTATAATTAAATTAACCCCAGATTTGGTTTCATCAACAGTATCTAAATCATTATCTGTATAATCAGTATTATCAGACATTTCTCCAATTTGTGCTTCTGTTGTTTGACTTGCTAATGTAGATGTTATCCATGGTGTAAATTCAGATTTAAAGCTCATTCTAGTTCCTCTTTTAGTTGAAGTGTTGTAGTTACTTCTTTATTTGAAGCATTTTGTGTAATTCTTTGAACAGTGTAATATGCTTGTTTTAATCCTTTAATATTAACATAAACTCTATTACCTAAAGCTATGTCTATTTTAGGAATTGTTATTGATATAGTATTTCTAGCTTTTCCGACTAAATCAAACCAAGAGTTAGCATAAGATTTTGCTAGTTTTCTTGCTTCTGACCTAAAGGCTGCATTTGTTGATACAGTATATTCACTTCTTAAATTATGATATTGGTCGTCATAATCATTACTTATCCCAGCTATTTTTGATTGTGTATCAAATCTTTCTTTGACAATTGTAGTAGCATCAGATGTTTCATCAATAACATAGGTTGTTATTGGTTCTGCATTAAAGTCTTCTCCTACTTCTAAGATTAATAAATTAACACTGTTTTCATTACCAGTATCTTCTTTTAAGTCCATTATTTTATAAGTTTTATCAATAGTTAAAGCAACAGTATCTAATGGATGATACCATAATACGTTTCTACCTTGTATATCAAATATTAATGGTACTGTAATTATTTGTGAAGGACTTTCATATTCTGCATCACTATTAGTCCATTGTGGTTTACTAAGTTCTTGAGTCCATTCATAGATTGGTTTTTTTAACCACTTTGGTTCTATATCTGGAAACTTATAAGCTGCTGTTAAAGCAGTATATGCTTGATATGCAACAGTATTATTATCTTTATCAGCTTGTGTAAATTCAATAACAGATTGGTCTCCACCATTAGGTCTTGTTACTTGAATACCATCAGTTCTTGGATAACCAACATATAATATGTTTAAGTTTAATGAACCAGAACCTTCTGAATCTTCCACAGCATTTTGTATAATGTTTGATAAAATGAATGGTGTTGCTTCTGCAGTATATGTTTCAGTCCAAAACTTATTAAAGACTTCATAAGTAAAATCTCTTAAACTAAACTGTAGTTTATTATTATCTGGTGATAATTGAATAGATTTATCTAAAAATTTACCTTCCCAAACAACATCTGATTCTGTAAATTCAGTATCTTGGTCTGTTACTACTTTATTATATAAAAATATTTCATCATTCTCTTGAATCATAAATAAACCATCTTCAAAGAATGGAGTTGTGTCAGTAACATCTACTGTAGCTTTATTATTAACTGGGTCAAATGTTTGATTGGTTTCAATGTTATCAATTCTATAACTAGTAATAGGATTATTATTACTATACCATACTAATTTTGACTTGCTATAACTCATTTTATTGCCACATAATTCTACAACTAATTTGTAAAGGGATTATGTTACCTCTAGCTCCTTCATTCATTGTGATTGAATCTATTAATACATTTAAGTGTTTAGCAGATAAAGTATTACCATCATCTGTAGCACCAAATAAATTTATTAACCAATACATAGATAATAAGCTTCCAGCTCCTGCATTTGTTTCTTCATCGATATAAATATCTTTATGTCCTTTTGACATCCACATTAAAACTAATTGTTTTAAATCTGGTAAGTCTTTAGCATAAGCTTCTCCTGTGTTAATAAATTCTGTTGGTTTTATAATTGACACTCCAAGAGATAATTTTGGAACAGAAGTACTTGTTCTTGTTAATGAACTATTAAATCCAGACAATGATAAATTATCTTGTATGTTACTACTTCCACCAAAGTTTACTGTGTCTAATTTAAGTTTGATTGGACTTACTGCTTTAAACTCACCAAGTTCATATTGTGTACTTGTGATTGAACCATAAGCTGTGAATGGTGTGTCTGATGGACTAAAATCATTATCTACATATCCCGTATCTTCTATTGTTATTATCATTTTAATTTCCTGTCGTACTATAACTATTTAATGGTTGTAATTCTATTGTTTTATTCCCAATAGTAATACTAGTCATTTTACCAGCCTTAGCTTTTTGTTCTGCATAATATTTATATGCATCTCCAGCAGCATAAATTTCATTGGTTTCATTACCTATTGTTGTTAATAAAGTATCATTTACATAATCATTTAAACTAATACTTGCAGTTTCTGCTTCTCCAATTGACCCAGTTAATCCACTATTTGTATCTAACCCAATAGATGTAGTTAAATCTTCAAAAGATAAATTTAAATCCCCTATTGTACTATTTGTTGTATTAATAGATGCCAAATCAAAATCTAATTCAAATGGGGTCGTAATTGTTTCACCATTTAATAATTTATTATATTCTGGAACATTTTCTATATCCATACCTTCTGCATTTTGTATTCCTGCTTTAACAATTGTAAATATAATTGAAAATGTGAATCCGATGATTGCACCAATTAATGCACCAGCAGGGCCCCCAACAATAAATCCAACTAAAGCTGCACCAAAAGTTGTTGCCAATGTTCCTTTAACTACTTTACCCCAGTCTGTATCTAAACCTTTAAATGCGTCACTTAAAGTTTTAACCCCTAAGTATGTAAGAGCAAATCCAACAGTAAGTCCAATAATAATTGCACCAGTACTTAACATCATAGATGCCATATATGGAGATATTCCCATCGCAATTGCTGCATCCTTTGCACTCTTTGCTACAAATAAAGTTCCAGCTAGATAATCAGCAGCCATTTTTAAAGTTACTAATTGACCTATTGTTGTCATAATTGACCCTAAACCAGCCAATGCTCCAACGACAGCTATAAAAGCAACTCCCCAACCTGGATGGTCGCTAAAAACATTTGCAATTGCTTCTAATCCAGTTGCGATACCTATTAATGCTTTATTAACACCTTCACTATCTGCAAAAGCACTAAATATATTATATTTTAATAATTCAAACGAACCAGATAAGCCTAATATTCCTCTGTTAAATTGTGAATTTTTATCAGAAATATCTTTATAAGACTGACTCATAGCTTTAAACATTCCACCAAAAGTTCTTGATAATGCTTGACCACCAAAAATCATAGACAAGAATCCAAAGTTCATACCCTTTTGAGACTTAATAACTCTTTTCATCTCTCTATTAGTATATCCAACTGATTTACCGACTTCAAACATAGACTTCTTAAATTGTCTAGCTCTAGTAGACCCCCTACCAAAAGCTCCTGCTAATTGGTTGTATTGTTTTCCAAGACCAAAAATATTTTTATCTTGTTGTCCTAATTCCTTTGTTGATTTTGTAATATTATCAACATTCTTTTTTAAAGCTTTATCAACAACATCTAATACAACTTTTACATTATAAGTAACTTCTGGCATTATTTTTTCCTCTTTTTTCTTTCTTTTTCCATCAAAGCATTTTTTCTGACTAAATAATCATATTTTGATGTTAATTTAAACCAATCATAGTCTCCATGTATATCAACACAAAATTCTGATTCAACAAAATGAATCATATTATTTAATCCTAAAACAACCTTTTCTGGTGTGTTATTTTCCTCTGCTTGACAATATTTATCAAACTCTTGTTCAGTCAGAGGTCTATTCAGTTTTTTGGCTTTTCTAGGCTCTCATAATCACTACGTTTAGCTTGTTTTGTAGCAATACTAATTTCTTTTGTAAATTCAGCAAAATTAAAAGCTAGTAATAAATCAATTTCTTCATCAGATAAAGAGTTATCTCCATTTTTTAATCCGAGTTTCATAAATTCTATAGTATTATTATATTTATCATCATAAGAAGCATCTGGACTTAGTTTAACTTTTAAACTATCAAAAATTTCTTCTGCTTTGTATTTAATATTAAACTCTTGTTTATCTATAACAATAGTCATTCCTTCTCCAATTGCTTTCTTAATTTCATTTAAATCCATTTCATTCACCTATTTTGTTTTAAATTTTGATAATATTCTTTGATTTTATCATTAATTTCTAATCTAATTTCTTCTATACGTTGTTTGACTTCTTCTGGTTGTTTGCTATATAAAGCTTCATACATTTGTTTATGAAACATAACTGCAATCCATCTAACGTCACCATACTTCTCTAAAGAGTCTTTTATAAAGTCATCTGCCTGTTTTCTAGGCATAGTCATCTTTACTACTCTTGTATATTGTGTTGTATCTTCCATTTCAATCCTCTTTAAATATATTTAAAAAAATAAAAATAAATCTAAGATGTTACTCTTAGAAATTTACTAAAACTTCATCAATAGTGTCGTTATAGTGGTCTACAAAGATTTTTGTTTTGTTACCAGCTAAACCATAAGAAGTACTTGCTGTAGTATCATCACCATTTGGACTTATATTACCAAAGCTACTAAAGTCTGGTTCTACAACTGCAAAGTTTTTAAAGTAATGAACAGCTCCAATTTGTTTCTTAACTCTAACAAACATAATAAAGTCTTCTGTTGATTTTGAACCTAATACGAATGAGGAGTAATCAGATACATCTGCTACAGTAATACCTTGTTCAGTTAAAGCGTAATCTAATAGAGTTTCTCCAAAGGATTCATCAGCTTCAATTGTGATGTCTGTTTCGTTGTTAGCAGTAACATAAGTTTCTGAATTTTGTGAACCAGATGAATCTGCTCCTACATAATTTTTAGTTTCCTTATCATCTTCTGCTGGTGATAATTCAAAAGAATTTTTACCATCTGAGATTTTCTGGAAATCACTAATATTTGTTGCTGTAATTTGTGCATCAACATACCCTGCAATAGTTAAATTATTTCCTCTTGCAGCAATATCAATTGCGTTATCTATTCTACCAATATAAATTTCTACATTCTTCGCTGAGAATGGTTTAAAGCTAAAAGCCATTTTTATTTACCTCGTTTTAATTTTAATGTTTTGTAATAATTGTATTGTTTTCGGAACCATTTCACGTTCAGCTTCTGGATGTGAAAGAGTAAACCATTGTTTATCCGTTCTACCAAATGCTGTATTTGCTTGACCTACCCATAGACCATCCATATTATCGTTCACTATGCCTTTAGCATAAGCCCAATCTTCTAGATGTTCATTATCTACAAAATGTAAAAATTGTGGATAGGTTGTGTTAACGTGTTCACCATTAACACCTTCTTCTAAAGTTACTAATGCGTCACCTTGCATAGATGTCATAATAATTTGACCTTTAGATGGTTTCCTTCTATCATGTTTTTGTACTGAAACTGAATTAGCTACTGTACCCGTAACTAAAGGAATATGATTTTTAATAACTAATGTATAAGAGTCATGAATACCTTTATAAATTGCTCCTGGTATTTTTTTCATTAAGTCTCTTGTTATAGACTCTTGAAGACCCTTTAAACCTCTAACTCGTGTCATTTATCTTACCACATAATCTACTACGATTCTTTTAACCTTTAAAAGTTTTTTATCAGTTTTAGTTATTGGTGATGCATTTAAAACTCTAATTGAATTTCTTTGACATTCCATGTTATAAGGTATTAAAGTAGTATCATTATATAATAATCCATAAATTTCTTGAGTTAAAGTATCTGTCTTTAAATCTGTAGTGTTAATACAATAAATGTTATATGTAACTTCCAATGAACCACCATTTAGATATACTCTATCTGGGTTTGAATCTTGTTCTACTACAATAATAGGAACATTGGTGTTTTTTGAATAAGAAGTAGTGACTTTAACAGTACCACTATTACTGTCTAGTATGTTTTTTAAGTTTGGAATGCCTTTAGTAAACCAATTAGCTCTAGTTATTTGTGTTAATGCCATTTTATATGCTTCTCCTAAGCGTTAAAGATAAGTCTATACGACTAAGTTTATTATAAACTCAATTCACTTCTCTTTAATAATGATTTTGTGTCCTAATAGAGTCTCTCCTAGAATCCATTTGGAAATTTTTACTATTTGAAATTCTTGTGAAAATAAATTCATCTCATCTGTGTCTGAGACTGTAACTGTAATTGGTAATAATACAACATAAGATGAGTCTTTATATAAACCAGCTTTATCTACTTTATGAGCATACTCTACATAATCTTTTACAATTCCATAGACAACTTCTTGAGAACTAAATGTTTCGTCTAATTCTCCATAGTCATTAATGCTAGTAGTATAATGAACTAACTCAATACTCTTTTTTAAATCATCTCGTGTAAGCACACTTGTGATTTTATCTCTTACTGCTGTTTGGTCTACCATTTTATATTAATTTAACTTTAAATCCCTTTTGAAAATTAATTAATGCAGTGTTAATTGAAGCATCTAGTGCTTGTGTTCCATTATATGGATTACCACCATTAGTAATTTCTCTATATACATCAACATCGATAATTTCTGTTTTACCAGATAAGTTACCACTCGTTTCAATAAAAGTTTTAGTAAAAATATATCTATAAGTCATTAAGAATACAATATTCTTAATTGCGTTTGGCATATTAGCGTATGAGTATCCAGAATTATAAGTATATTCTAGTCTATCATAACATTGTGCTGAATAAACACTACCAATATCACCATTCTTAATGACATAGTTTGGATTACTGTTGGAATCAGTTGCATCTACAACAGTCCAATTTGGATTAAGTAAATTAGTATTACCACCACGTAATTGTGTGATAGCTGTAATTGGTAAGCTTTTAAGGAAAACAACTCCTGTTTGAGAGTTATCTATAATGTCTACTGTGCCTGTTTGTGTTTGATATATTCCAACTTGAGTTTCAAAGTCTCCTTCTGCTAAAGTAATTAATGATTGTATTTCAGCTAATGTTGGACTAGTACTAGTTGTGAATGTTGTTAATAATCTTTCTTCTACGTCTGCTACAGACAAATAAACATCTACCATTGTTTTTCCTCGTTATAATAAAAAATAAGAGTCTTATTCAGACTTCTTTTTTGTTGATTTTTTCTTTTTAGGCTTTACTTCTAGTTTATCAATAACTTCTTCTTGGATTGCTTGTTTTAATTCTTCTCCATCTAAAGTTTCTAATTCTTCAACCTTTGGTTCTACCTTTTTTGGTTTACTCATCTTTTCAAGTTTCTCTGCTAATTTTCTTTCTACGATTTTATCGATAGCATCTTCTTTAGCAACTTCTTTTTGAACTTCTGAATATAATCTAACATGACCTTTACCTCTATCTAAAGCTTTCTGAGCTAGAATACCTGTCATAGCTCTTGGTTTGTTAGGATGTAATTTAACAATTGAACCAATATTAAATTCCACATCTGAAATTAAGATATATTTTTTTCTTGGTAATAATTGTCCTTGATTAGCGTAAGGATTTAAGTCTTCTTGTAATGCTGATAAACTGTGGTCTCCTTCTCCTGCTAATGGTCTTCTAATGTTTGTTTTATCATGTATTGTTAATTGTTCTTTCATATCATTTCACCTTTATATTTATTTGTAATAAAAAAATAAAAAAAAAACTTAAGGTTACCCTTAAGCAGTTTTCATAACAATAACTCCTTCATTTCTTTTGATTTTTACACCGAAAGCTTCAAAGTAATGGAAAGTCCATGCTCTTTGTCTTTTAGTTTCTCTTTCAAATTCCATAACTGGAGTTAATTTTTGTGCGTAATAGAATGCTTTATCTGATAAAGCAATTGCGTTACTTACTTCGATAGCATCTGCTGCTCCTTCGTCAGTAATTTGTACGTTATTTGATTCGATTACTTTAAATCCTAAATATTTACCAATAACTCCGTTTTTGATAACATCCATTTCGGAAGTTGAGTTAGTGTAGAATTTAGCATCGTTGTATAATTTGTAAGATTGGTCTGGACTAATTACTAAGTAACTCATGTTTAAGTTATCTTTTGCCATTTCAACTTTACATTTTACAGCTTGTTCGTACATATCTCCTGCTCCTGCTATGATGTTAGCGTCAGTATATCTAGTTGTACCAGTACTGATTGGATAAATTGCGTCAGAAGTACTGTTAAGTAATTCAGTCATAATTTGTACATCTCTGTTTTCTGCTAAAGCTCCTGCAGCACCAATTCTAACTCTGTCCCATACGAAATCAAAGTTTTCACTTAAAGTTTCCATTGAGATTTGTTTAGCGTCTCCGAACCATGCTAAAGTTAAATCAAAGTTAGCGTAGTCTAATGCACTAATTGGTGTGTCAGTTCCTTCTGTTAAAGTAGAAGCTGAGAATTGTGTTTCTGTAAAGAAAGTAATAGTTTTACCAGCTTTTCCTAGTAAGTAACTAGAAACATCGTCTGCTAAAGGTCTAAGTTTTTCTGCGTTGTATAAGTGTTCGATTACTCTTTCATCATAAACTTCTGGAACTACTCCATCAGTTGATGCTGCTGCTCTTTTATATGCGTTTGCGTCTAAAGCCATTTTATATTCACCATTTATTGTTTATATTTTATTATAATTTATTTCAGTCATTTCATTCTAAAGTTTAACCTAATACTTTATTTCTCCAATACTCTTTATTATCTACCTTTGTAGATTCTTCTTTAGTATATGGATTGTCGTTAGATTTGCTTGGTAATTTTGATTTTCCATTCTTTAATTCATCAACAGCTTGAGTTAAGTTCTTAATAACTTCATCTCTCTTTGCTAATTCACTATCGAATGATTTGAGTGTTTCTTTGAACATTCCTTTAAGTTTTGAATTATCTTCAACTTTAGCTTTTTCTTCTGCTTCTTTTTTTGCAGATTCTTCATCACTAATTTCGGTTCTAATCTTCTCAAGGAACTTATTTGAATCAAACGGAGTTTCTTCTGTAGTTTTTTCGGTAGCTTCTTCAATATTTTTAGGAGTTTCCTTAACCTCTGTTTTATCTGTTTCCGTTTGTGTAGGAATATCCTTTTTAATTTCTTCAACCATTTCTATTCACCTTCTTCGGACTCTGATTCTTCTTCTTCGTTTTCAACTTCTGAATCATTATCTCTATAATATTCTGCTTGTTCTTTCATGACAATTAATCCTTCAACATTTTCTTTTACTGATGTTAATTCTTTGTCTTTATTGAATAATACTGCTTCTCTTAAAAGAGCTTGATATTCTTTTGTGTTTTCAAAACTCCAAAAACCTTCTTTAACGATAGTAGCACCCATTCTAAGTTCTTTAACTTCTAATTCAAGCACTTTTAATTTTAATGTATTACCTAAGATTCCATCTTCAACTTGTTCGATTTGTTCGTTAAGCCAAGCTTCATCTTTACCTTCATATCGTTGTTTTGATTGATTTATAATACTTTCTCTCATTTTTTCATTCATTTCGTTTCACCTTTTCTGATTAATTTAATACTGACATTGGGTTTCGTGGGTTATCTGTCATACTCCAACCAACTCTTTCACAATTTACCAACTTCTTACCAATGTAAGTAGGATTATAAAACTCAGCAGAAATACCAACAGTAGTCCCTTTAGGATACCACTTAGTAAATGTTTTATATGCTTTATGTTTTTTATTAATAGTAATTTTACCATTTAGTTTACCATTTATATACTCAGTAGATATTAATTCAAACAAACCATTAAATTCAGAGATACCATCAATATCAAAATGTTCAATATCTCCATATACATCCATAGGAATGTTTCCTTTAGCTATATTTTCTAATAATCCATTATCTACTGACTCTCCAGTATTATCTTTATTAATGGAAGATATAGTATAATCCATATAATATGAAGGATTAAAGAATCCAGACTTACCAACAACAGTATTTACTTTAACACTAGTTTTTAGAGTCCATTTGTCTTCTACAATTTTATAAGACTGTTTAACGACTCTCCAAGCTAATCTTAATGCTCTCTTCTCATTAACACTTTTCAAAGCTTTATCATAAGCTCTAAGAAAAATCTTTTTAGCATTGATTGGTAATTCTTTTATTAATTGTTCCATATTTTCTGATACCATTTTCTATAAAAAGTTAACTATATATAATATTATGTGAGTACTAGTATATAATATTATGTAAGGAAAACTTGAAATCGAGGGTTTTTGTTCAAAAATCTAAGGATTTACGACATCATATTTTTCTTGTTGTTTTAATGTTGCTACAGACTCTCGAAACTCCTCTCTATTATTAAATTCTTCCTTCTTTCCTTTATTCCAATTTCTTAAAGGTCTAAAGTATCCTACAACTCGTGAATATACTTCACAAGGTTTACCACAGGTACTCATTCTTTAGCCTTAAAGTTTTCAATACCTTTATCTTGTGGTTGTCTACTTTCGTGTAAATCACTATTAGGTGGGAATTGTTTTTTCTTCTTAAAAGGATTTATCTTATCAAGAATACCTTCTTTAGGTTCTTCTTCAGCAGTTTGTTCTTTCTCTTGAGCTTCTTGAGCCATATCAAACATATCTTCTGGTAATTCCATGCCTTTTGAGTTTAACCAACCTAATACTTTCTTCTTATCTGCACCTTGAGTCATAAGTTTCATAGCAATATCTACTAATTCTTTATCATCTTTAAGGTCAACTTGTTGATGAGCTATTTCTACTCCTTCAACACCTATTAAAGGCATAAGTTCTGCATTAATTTCTTCATCATATTCTTCTAAGAATGAATATAGACTCATTTGGAAAGCATATCTTGCTTGAATCTCTGAGTTACTTCTATTAGAATTATCTACAGTTCCAGAAATAATTGGTGGTACTTGTAATAATGTTAAGATTTGCATTCTATAATATCCCAATAAATCAGTAAGATAAGCTAATTTAGATTCGTCATCTAATTTATTAACTTGTACTTGTTCTTCGGATACAGTCAATAACATTTTCTTTCTATCTTTCATTCCTTCTTTGATTAATTCTGATAATATTTCTACATCATCTACACTAATACTTTTGAAATGTAAGTTAGTTTTAAACATATTTTGTTCAAACAACCATTCTATATGTTCTAATATAAGTTTTTTAGTATATAATAACTGTCTTAATGTTTCAATGTTACTTGAACCCCAAATACTTGAAGTATATTGGTCTACAGTTAATTTAATCATGTCTTTACCAGCAATCCATGTTGGACATTTGGAATCTGTCTTAGAAGTTACATCTTGTTTAAATTTATAAATAGTTCCTGTTTCACTAACATCAACTTCAATGTCTGGTGTATCTGGTACTTTGAATCCTTTGATTTCAGTTTTTTTAGAATCAGTATATACGATTTCTATGAAACAATTAGAATAAGTCATTAAATTTCTAAAGATTTGTTTTTGTACTTTAACCCATTTAAGTCCTTTGAACTGTTTAGTTACTTTCTTAACATTTTCTTCACTTTCTCCTTCAAAGAAATGTCCTGTTCTTGTTAATGCGTTAACCTTAGCTTCAATAGCTCCTCTTAACTCTGGGTCATCTAATACTATTTCGACTAACTTAGCCATACTTGATTCTGCTCTACTCCAACCTCTATTTGGTTGTCTTGTGTTTGGTACTGTCTTATAATAATCCTTAATAATTGATTTTCCAGCTTTTGCTGTTACACTTTCTTTCTTAGCCATGATTTTCACCGTTTATGTTCTATAATCTTTATGTGTTATTATATTATATCTTATATTGTTATTATGATATTCTTCTAATATATATTTTTTAGGTAATATCCTAAAGACAAATTTGGGGATTCTTATATAATTAACATAATATGTTTTCATTTTTAATATGTTATAATTGTTAATTTTGTTTTACTTTTAATCTCTAAATGTTCCATACAAGCCATAACGAATGAATCTATCATATCATCAGTATAACCTTTCTCTGGTTTTAAGTCTCCTGTAAAATTAAGAAACTCTTCCTGTAAATCTGGGTCATAATAACTCTTAATTCTATATTGAAAACAAGCTTGTTTAAATAGTCTATAAAAGTCAGCCTTTTGACCACGAAATACTACTTCTTTGTAGTTAAAACCTTTCTTTTTAAACCATGAGTAAAATGCAGAACCACCACCTTGTGAATCTACATACCATTTAATTATGTTTGGAAATCTTCGAGATATGTCTAAGATGTCAGCCATTAATTCTGAATCACCACCAACTGGGTATCTCTTGTGATATAGTCTTATATATCTATTGTTTGCTTTGTCATATTTTACTACTGTAATTACACTTCTACTAGTAGTACTACCACCAAAGTCTATTGCTGCATACGCTTCTCCACTATATTGTGTTCTGAACGAATGGTCTCCTCTAAAGATTTTATCAACTTCATTCTCTTTATGGAAGTATGCTTTACGTTTTGATACTAATTCTGAGAGATACTCTTGACGGAATGAATCTCCCCATCCCTTTTCTTCGTATTCTCTCCTTGTTTCTTTAATCTCATCTAAGTATTCTTGGTCTTTACGATAGTAATATGGCATCCATACAAGTTTAAACCTTGTTTTATGGTCGTCAACAGGCATTAAGTCATAGTATAACCCCGATGTACCATTAGGAGTTGTTGCACAGAATACTTTTGATTTATTATCATCAGTAATAATAGGTCGTACTGCTTCTTTATAAATCTTGTACTCATCATTTGAACCATTCGCATAATCTCTCCAGAATGCTAACTCATCCATGAAGATAATTGAAGCTCCTTTACCTCTTGCTTTAGGAGTTGGTGCAAATACTCTTATTGTGTTCCATTTACCATTACCAAAGATACTAAATTGTGTGTTATTGTTTTTAGCTTTATCTTTTCTGGTAGGTAATCGTGATGTGAAATATTTATCTCCAAGTTGTCCTTTAAATACTCGTTTGACACGTTCATCTCCTTCTTGAAACATCATATTGATTTCTTCAATGTAAGACTCTGCTTCGTCTTGAACGTGTGCTATAACAACAATCTTCGTAGACCTGTCTAAACCTTTAGGATATTTATTATAATTTAATGCCCATGCACCAAATACTTTCTGGTCTGTAGATTTACCACTTCGTCTCGCCATTAAAGACATAACGAATCTATGTTTCTTCATCATATCTAAATGATAAACTTGGTAATCTCTAAGTTTAAATCCGAGTTTAAAGTATGCAAAATAAACTGGATGGTCTTCACAAGCTGCTAGTATTGGATTCTTTGAATCTTTATACTTCTCTGTGATTATTTTTACATCAAACCAGTCTTCATAGTTATCTATAAACTCATCTGGTATTTTCGTATATTCAGTTCCCATTTCTAAGCCACATCATCTAAAGCAGACATATCCACATCAATAATGTTTTCTTTAACATCAAATTGTTTAGCTTTCATCTTTAAAGCAGCTTTATTGTATTCTTTCTTACCAATATCAGCTCTAATCCTACTTTTTAACTCTAAAGCCTTGGTAATCTTAGACTCCATCATAAGAATAGTCTTTTCACGTTCATCAATCATCTCAAGAAGCTTCTTTTGTTCGTGTAAATCTACTTCTTTTAGATATTTGTTCTTTAAATCGTTCTTAACTTGCTTATGAAACATTAAAGTTTGTTCTTGGTCTGCTAATTGTGCTTGTATTCTAATTAAATCAGCTTCTTCTGATAACAAATCTCCAGAAAAGTCTTTTAATCTCTGACCTAAGTATTGATTTATGTATGAATCAGCTTCTAATGCTTTTGCTCTATATGATAATGATTCTATGTAACTATCAAATTCGTACTTTTGTACTTCCTTCAATGGTTCTAATTGTAATTTTTGTTTTAATTCCTGTATTTGTTTGGAATTTCTACCATGTTTAAGCCCATTTACTGAACCAACACTTCCATGTTTCTTCGCCATTTCAAATCTTTTCCATGATAGGTTTTACTACCATAGTATATATAATGTGACTACTAGTATTTAATATCTACTATACAAAACTTGAAATCCATCATATTTTGTTAAAATAATTACCCCTACATTTTAAAGAAAAAATAGATTTGTAGGGACACCCCGAACACAGCCATGGGCTTTTAATAAATACTAAAGTTAATGGGAGTTAACCAAAGTTAATAACACCACTGCTATAAAATAGAAGTATTAGTAATTTTGAATGAAAAAGTACCGATTTCAAGTTTTCCATAGTAATATTTATATAGTAGTAAGTCTATAATATATATAGAACTTGAAAATAGTTTCAATTTTTGGTAAGATATTACCTGAATTTGGTACAAAGAATGAATTTTCTTTATACCTTGACACCAATTGGAGTGAGTTTCTTTTTGAAACTGACTGTAAATTTGGAATTAGAGATAGAACAGTTGATGGAGAATAATGATTAGTAACCATTTTGAACCAAACATACCACAAAGTACCATTCTATCGAAATCTA